TCAATTAAGTAGTTGTTTTTTAATTCAAATGGAAGATGATAGTATTGATGGAATTTATAATACATTAAAAGAATGTGCTTTAATTAGTAAAGATGCTGGTGGAATTGGATTAACATCACATAATATTAGAGGAAAAAATAGTAAAATTCGTGGAACAAATGGATTTTCAAATGGTTTAGTGCCTATGTTAAAAGTATTTAATGAAACAGCACAATATTGTGATCAATGTGTAGTTCCAGAAACAATTATTTATACAAATGATGGACCGAAACAAATAAATGAATGTGTATCAGAAATTACAAAAATTTATAATAGTAATGGTGATACTGAAATTATTAAAAATGTATTAGAATTTGATTATGAAGGTGATATGCTTTATATTAATACGATGCATTCAATTGATACATTAAAAATTACACCGGAACATCCAATTTATGTATTAAAAAATCAAAGTAAAAATTCAGTTAATTATAATGTAATTCGTAAAAGATTAGAGAATGATTTAATAAAATTTGAATATGTAGAAGCGAAAAATTGTAATATTGATGATTTTATAGTTTATCGTGTTCCAACATATAATGTTGATTTTGAAAATATTAGTGCCGATGATTGTTTTATTTATGGAGTTATTTTGGGAGATGGACATATGAATAAAAAGACATTTGATGAGAATTATGGAAGTATTACATTAAATAAATATAGTAAAGTGAATGTTTTTAATAAAGTAAAAGAATATTTTGATAATAGATGTATTCAATATCATATTACAGAAAAAAATGAAAATACAATTAATATTCGTTGGAATAAATCAACTATTTTACCATTTAGACATAGTGATATTTATGATAAAAATGGAATGAAAATAATTCATTCAAAATATGTAAATTTACCAATTGATAAATGTAAATATATTCTTAAAGGTTTAATTGAAACAGATGGATGTATAACAAATGAAATTGTATTTGATACAACAAGTAAAAATTTAGTAGATAATGTTAAATTTATTTGTTTAAAAATGGGATTGTTAATTAGTTGTTCTATTCGTAAAAGAATAGGACAAACACATTATACAAAAAGAGGATATATAACAAATAGAAAAATTAGTTATACATTAAGAATACCAAAGACAAAAGAAATTTGTGAATTATTAGATATTGAATTTAATGAAAATAATTTTTTTAAATTTTTAAAGATTGAGAAATTAAATGAGACATATGTATTATCAAGAATTAAAAAAATGGAAATGAAATATTATAAAGGATTAGTTTATGATTTACAAATGGAAGTAGTTCATAATTATATGTTAGAACAAGGTATCGTCCATAATGGAGGCGGTAAACGAAAAGGTTCATTTGCGATATATTTAGAACCTTGGCATTTAGACATTGAAGAGTTTTTAGAACTTAAAAAGGCGAGAGGTTCAGAACAATTAAGAGCACGAGATTTATTTTATGCTCTTTGGATACCTGATTTATTTATGAAAAGAGTGAAAAATAATGAAATGTGGAGTTTAATGTGTCCTGATGAATGTAAAAATTTAAATACAACTCACGGAATTGAATTTGAAGAACTTTATATTCGTTATGAACAACAGGGTAAATTTAAAAAACAAATAAACGCACAAGATTTATGGAAAAAGATTTTGAGTAGTTGTATTGAAACAGGAGGACCTTATTTATTATTTAAAGATCATTGTAATCATAAAAGTAATCATTCACATTTAGGAACAATTCAAAGTAGTAATTTATGTGCTGAAATTATTCAATATACAAATAAAGATGAAACAGCGGTTTGTAATTTAGCAAGTATTTGTTTACCAAATTATTTAAATGAAAATAGAAAATTTGATTATCAATTATTAAGAAAAGTTGTTCATAAAATAGTTGAAAATCTTTCGAGAGTAATTGATGTAAATCTATATCCAACACCAAAATGTAAACTAAGTAATCAAAAACATCGTCCTATTGGTATTGGAGTTCAAGGTTTAAGTGATTTATTCCAAGAAATGAAACTAAGTTGGGAAGAAACTGATACAAAAATCTTTCATAAAAAACTTTTTGAATATTTATATTATTGTGCTTTAGAAAAAAGTTGTTTAATGGCACAAAAATATGGTGTATATAGTTCTTATGAAAATTCACCATTATATAATGGTAAATTACAATTTGATTTATGGGGAGTAAAACCAACAGGTGTTGATGGATTATGTAATTGGGAACAATTAAGAAAAGATATTAAACAATTTGGTGTTTATCATTCTTTATTAATCGCTTTAATGCCGACTGCTTCAACATCACAGATAATGGGATTTAGTGAATGTATGGAACCACAAACAAGTAATATATTTGTTCGTAGAACTGATAGTGGCGAATTTAAATTACTCAATAAAAGATTAGTAAAAAGTTTAATGAAATATGGTTTATGGACAAAAGAAAATCAAGATATGATTATTGCGAATGAAGGTAGTGTTCAATGGATGGAAAACTTTCCTGAAAGACATTTATTTAAAAATGTTTGGGAATTTAAACATCGTTTAATGATTGATTATTCAGCAGATAGAGGAGCATATATCGATCAATCACAAAGTTTTAATGTTTATATGGAAGAACCAACAATTAGTAAATTAAGTAGTGCTTATTTATATAGTTGGGAAAGGGGATTAAAAACTTGTCAATATTATTTAAGAATTCGTCCAAAAGCAAAAGCAATTTCATTTACAATTGACCCAACAATTGAGAAAAAAAGAAAAAGTAAAAAGAATATTGAAAATAGTATTGTAGAAAATACACAAATAATTGGTATCAATAGTCCAATTAATTTTGAAATGTCACGAGAACAAAGTGTAAAAGAAGAAGAAGTAATTGAAGAATTAATTTGTCGTAGAGACAATCCTGATTGTTTATCATGTGGATCATAAAAATTAATTAATTAATAAATAATTTAATTAAAATAAATTTAATTATTTTAATTAAAATGGAATTTAATCAAAGAGGGTTTTTATATATTTTAGAGAATAAAGATTTTATAGAAAAAAATAGATACCAATTATTTGAATGTGAAAATAAATATAAAATTATTGAAAATTTTGAAAATAATTTTGAAATAGAATTATTTCAATTAAAAAAAACAATAATTTTATTTTGTATATATGGATACGAATTCAATAATATATATTTATTACATAAATCTAAAATAAATGAAATAATGTCAAAGAAAGAATTCATTGATGTTACTAATTTAAATATATACACAAATTCTTTAAAATATTTTATCATTAAAGAAAAAACAGAAGGAGTATTATTTAGACATATAATTGATTTTGTATGTTATTATTTAGGTAAATATAGTGACATTCTATTTGATTTATCAGAATTAAAAGATGATATAGAAATAGATGATATAGAAACAGATAATAGAATGAAACAAATTATTGAATTATTAGAAATATTAAATGATTTTTTTGTATTATTTGATTGTAAAACAAATTTAGAATTTAATTAATTTTTTTTAATTTAGAAACATTAACATAATGTTTATTATAAAAATGTCTAATCAAAAAGAAATTGTAGAAGATTTTTTGGATGTTGATAAACCAATTACTGGACAAAATTATGTTTGTCTATCTTTTTTATCACCTGAAAATATGATAGAAAAGAGAGAATTATTTTTATTAGAACAATTTCGTAAAGAATTTTTAGGATTATATGAACAATGGAATGTAAATCATCAAAGTTCATATGAATTATTACAAAATATTCGTAAAACAATGCCTGATACATTTATTAATGAAAGTGAAAATGAAAACATTACAATTGCTGTAAAAGATATTAAAAATCTAAATAATCAATTAGCAGAATTACAAAGTAAATTTGATTTATGGAATTTTATTAATAATAAAAAATCAATGAATGAATTTTATGATGAATTTAATATTCATAAAAAAGAACATTATTCCAAAGTATTTGCGGATGAAAATAAAAATGCTTGTTCAATGAGAGGTCTAAAATGTAGAGGTGTTTATCATACATTAGAAGAAGCACAATCTCGTGCTAAAAAATTACAAAAGAAAGATAAATATTTTAATGTATTTGTTGGACAAGTAGGATTTTGGTTACCTTGGGATCCAAATCCTTATGATGTTGAAAATCAAGAAGATGCCGAACCTGCATTAAATGAATTAATGAAAAATTATAAAAAGAATAAAGACACAATGGATGAAGTTTGGGAAGAAAATGTTAGACAACGAAAAGAAATGAAAAAGGAATAAATATTATAATAAATGTATAATTTCAATACATTTATCAATGTATTTTTTTTTATTTTTCATATCAATTGTTTTTTCTATATTTTCATTTTCTTCATTTAAAATTCCTTTAGATAAAATTTTATAATAATATCTTAAAGTATCTAATTTAGTTTTAACATTAATTAAAACAGATAAAAATTTTTTAATAGCATTTTTAAATTGTATATTTCCATATTGAATACTATTATCAAATGTAGTATAACACGCTAATGAATTATTAATAAAAATATATTTACATTTTAATAAACAATAATTTATATTATTAATATATAGTTTTGAATTTATTTCATCATTATTATAAATAATATTAATGCCAAAATGATTACAAATAAATTCTAATAATTCATCTGTAATTATATTTTCTTTTAAATTTTTGATAATTTTATTTTTTTTCTTTGTGTCATAATTACTTTTATTAATTTCTTCAATTAAATAAATTTTAAATGATTGAATATCTCTTTCTATTTCTAATATATTAAATGAATTTGTATGAATAATATCTATAGCAATTAAGAGTTGATAGATATCATATTCTTTTTTATAATTTTTGAATTTATTTTTTGGACAACAATATATTAAATCAATTCCATACCAATTTATTTGAATATCAGGTTTTTCAACTTTTATATAATCATTGACAATTGGTTCTTCAATTTCTTTTTTAATAATAATGTATTCATCGATTATATTTACATTTGGTTCTTCATAAGGTAATTCTATAGGTTCTTTATTTGGTATTTCAATTGTTAATTCATCAGGAATTACATTAAAAAAATCATTTTCAATTGTATTTACTTTGAACAATTTTAGATTAAAATCAGGATATGTATTAGTATTTAAATATGTATTAGAAATAGTTCTAGAATTTAATTTACTAGCAATTAAATTTTCAATATACAACATATTTTTAAAATAATAATTTACATTTTGTTTTGATACATTTGATTGTCTAATTTTATATTGATTAGATTTATTTTTAGTGTAATCTCCATAAACATAATATTTTTCATTGTCATAAATAAAATGAAAATCTTTTAAATGAATTTTATTTGGATTGATTTTATTTTGAATATTGACTAATAAATTTTTTTTAGGAATATTGAAATGAGTATTAAAAAAATTTGGTGTGATATCTCTTTTTTTAATTAAATTCATTATTTAAATAATATTTAATAATTGGTGATTCAATTTATTAATTTATAATATAATATATTTTTTTTTAATATATAATATATATAATATATAAAATATGATGATGTGTCCAAATTATTTTTTAAAATTATTAAGTTTTTTCATTATTATGTATTTATTTGTGTATTGGGTTACAGCAGGTAAGTTATCATTTTGGGAAAATTTCTTTATAGTATTCTTTGCTTCATTATTTATACCAGTGTGTGATATAACACAAGATATATATTTGACACAAAATATTGATGTAGATATTGATGCTTATTTAACTGCAAATCCACAAATGTTAAAAATGTATCCAAATCATCCATCAGTAAAAAATTATTTAAAAAAAAATAAAAAAATGTATAAAAAAGACCCTTCATTATTTATGTGGGCAAATAATCCATCAAAACCTGAATGTTGTGTAAGTGGTATGGGAAATACTTATTATACATCTCACGGATGTATTTGTTATACAGATGAACAATTAAAACAATTATCAAGTAGGGGAAATAATATGGATCCAAGTTGTAGGTCTTATATATAAAAGAAAATTTAATTAAAAAAATTAAAAAAATTAAAGAATATAATCAAAAGAATATACTTTTATATAATATAAATGACAGAAAAAAGTTCAATATTTAATGATAATTATGGAAATTTTAATGAACCTGATAT